TATAACTACCCGCTTTCACCAATTCAAAAAATTGAACCACATGCAAAGACTTGAAATTACTGATAAAGGCAAAAAGCTTTGCGACTTTGTAACCGAAAAAACAATGAATGGCGAATTATCAAATAATGATTTAGTGCAATTAATTGAAGTTGCTGGGGCCTTTCTAAATTTAAAAACAATTTCCGACTATGCAAAGGAAAACAACCTTTCTTATAATGGCGCAAAACATTTTAGAAAAACAGTTGAAATTTTCAAAACAAGATTTATAATTGATAACGATTAACCATGAAACCAACCAGAAAACAATTACAATCCGTTCCGTTTCAGTACGCAAAAGCGGTTTCAAGTGGTAAAATTATCACCGGAAACCGCATTAAAAAAGCCGTGCAACGTTTCTATGGTTGGTTAGAAACTGTTGAAAAAGATGGTTTTATCCTGGACCATGAAGCCGGAATGCGTGCCGTAAACTTTTTTCCTACGTTTTTAAACCATACAAAAGGAAAAATGCAAGGTAAACCATTCGTTTTAGCACCGTTTCAGGCGTTTACTATTTATAATCTATTTGGTTGGAAGGATGACAAAGGAAACCGCCGTATCAATACCATTTACGATAAACGTGCAAAGAAAAACGGAAAATCAGCAGAAATGGCGGGTTTGGGTTTATACTGCATGTCCTTTGATATGGAAATGGAAGCGGAAATCTACATCGGGGCCACAAAAGAAGATCAGGCAAAAATATGTTGGGAACAAGCAGCTTCATTCATTAATTCACCAGTAGCAAACAAGGCTTTGGCACAAATGGGATTCTATACTATGCAGCGCATTGTTGGTTTTCATCCTACAAAATCTAAAATGCGCCCTTTGGGTGGTGATTCTAAAACGCAAGATGGAATTAATGCGCATGTAGCAATTATCGATGAATACCATGCGCACAAAGATGATGGTGTAAAAGAAAATTTAGAATCATCATCGGTACAACGCCGCCAGCCAATAACGTATCACATCACTACAGCGGGAACTAACATTGGTTCGGTTTGTAAAAATTATGAAGATTCTGTTATCGAAGTTTTAGAAGGTAGAAAAATAGATCATCACCTTTGGATTATGATTCACGACCTGGATGAAGAGGATGATTGGGAAGATGAAAAGAATTGGTTAAAAGCTAATCCATTGTTAGGAAACGGATTAGATATTGATAATCTACAAAAAGAATTTATCAAAGCTAAAAACCAACCTTCAAAGATTCCAAACTTCAAAACAAAGCATTTGAACATGTGGGTAGATGCACCGCAAATTTGGATACCAAACGAAATTTGGAAACGTAATAAAGTAGATATTCTTCCGTTAGGTAATTTCAGTAAGTTCGGAAGTTATGCAGCACTCGATTTATCAACCACTACAGATATAACAGCATTTGTAATAGTTTCCGAACCTGATGAAGATGAAATTCGTTACATAAAACCGATATTCTTTTGCCCTGAAGATACGATTGAACGTAGAAGTAAAGAAGATAGAGTTCCTTACAGATATTGGCGCGATGCAGGTTACATAATTGCTACACCAGGTGAAGTAGTAGATTATGCAATTGTTGAAGATACCATACAACAACAATTTCCAAAACTAAACATCATTCGTTTAGAAGTAGACCGCTGGAATGCAACATCTGTAGTTACTAATTTGATGGAAGCTGGTGTTGAAGTTTCTTACTTCAATCAGTCAATTGCAAATATGTCATTTCCAACTAAAACATTTGAAAAATTAGTATTCGAAGGAAAACTTAAGCACGATGGAAATCCAATATTAGAATGGATGCTATCAGGTTGTATAGTAATTTCCGATGCAAACGAAAACATTAAAATTCACAAAGGTAATTCTAACAAACACGGCAAACGTGTCGATGGAATTATCGCAACCATAATGGCTTTAGGTGGTTCTATGTCGCCTAAAGAAGAAGTTTCAAAATATAGTAAACCAACAGATGACATTTACATATGACAGCACAGGAACAACATTTAGCCGCCTTAATTGAAAAATTAAAAAAAGAAAACGAAATCATTCGTAAAATTGGAACCGTTACCGGATTTTATGAATATTATTTCCAACAATTAAAAAATCATAAAACAGAAATCGAATGCTTTGAGGCTGTCAATGATTTGTATTTCGAATATTTTGGTGAGTACAAGTATTCATCGTATGACAGTTTTAGAAAAGTAAAAAACAAACACCTAAAAAAATGAGAAAATATATAATTTCAGTAAGTATATTAATCGTAATGATGCTGCTAATTTTTGCAGCTTCATTGCTATTGGATTTACAATTCATCCAACAAAGAATCGTGCGACAAATAGCAGTGTATGCTTTAATGGTACTTATAGTATTAATCTGTTTTAAAATCGATAAAGAAATATCATGAAAATCTTCCTTCAATCATTCTTTCAAGTTGGATTAGTAGCTATCAATACAATGCTAATTGCAAAAGGATATATTTATGGCGTGTTCCTGGTTAGTTTCTTAATTAGCTTACTATGGGCGTTCAATGTCAGTAAGGTAGCAATTTCAACTTTGAATCAAAAACTAACTTATGCTTTAGGCGCTGGATGTGGTGCTGTAAGTGGATTGTTTATTATTAAAATTTTTATATAATGAAACCATTAGTTTATCCATTTACTTATGAAGAATGGCTTGCGCATCCATCTACAAAGCCAAAACTAAAATGGTGTAAAAAAATGGGTAAAATCTTAGATAAAATGCGAGAATCAAAACAATTAAAATTAAATCTATAAAATGAATCCAAACTTAAAAGCCAAAACCTTAAAAATGGCAATTACATCATTGCCTGAAGCAAAATCCTATCCAGTAAACATAATTACAATCGCAGTAGGTCAATACCGTTTAAAATTCGAAAAACACCAAGATGAATGGTATTTTAAAGAGTAAATACAAAAACGGAACAAAGTTACACACTTAAAACACTAAACGCCTATAATTTAGCACATATAAAAGCTAAGTTATGGGCGTTTTAAGTGATATAATTTCTACAAAAAGAGCAGCAGAAACAACACAAGTAGGTAGTGGATTTGGTGGTATCTTTGATTTATCTGGGTTTATTGGTGGCGGTGGTTCCGGTACTATGGCTACACCTAAAACCGCACTTACAATTTCGGCTTTTTACAATGGAGTAGAGCAAATCAGTAACGATATTGCGAAGCTTCCTAAATCTGTTTACGTAAAAGATGGAAATTCACGTAACAAAGATTCCGAAAACCCAATAAACTACCTTTTAAATACAGCGCCAAACGATTTAATGACTGCATTCGATTTTTGGAAAATTATCGTTATTTCTGCAATTATTAAAGGGGATGGTTTTGCTAGAATTGTACGAAATAAGCAAAGTGGCTTAGAAGAAAGTTACATCTTCTTAGATTATGATGATGTAAAAGTGTACAAGCAAGGCGGAAAAATGTTCTACACGTTCAAAGGTGAAACAATTACTTCTGAAGATATGTTTCATTTGAAATATTTTTCTTTAGATGGTTTGCGTGGTATTTCCTTAATTAAATACGCTGCAAAGCAATTAGGTATTTCTTTAGATGCGCAAAACTACGGATCAGAAGTGTATAAAGACAAAGGAATTGGTTACGGTGTTTTAGAAACTGATAAATCGGTTGAAGTAAACAACAAAAAAGCTATTGAAGCTGGTTTTGCTGCTAAAATGACTTCGGGCGCAAAATACAAAACCGCTTTGTTAGATGAAGGATTCAAATATAAATCCATCACAATTACACCAGCTGAAGCGCAATTTTTAGAAACTAACAAATATGGAGTTTTAGAAGTGTGCCGTTGGTTAAATATCAACCCACACAAAGTAAAAGATTACACTTCAGGAACCTACGCAAACGTATATCAACAATCAATCGAACACACGCAAGATTCAATTATGCCGTGGGCCATCCGTATTGAACAAGAAATCGACAGAAAATCGTTTGCAAAAGATTCGAATAAGTACTTCAAAATTAACATAAACGCATTGTTGCGTGGTGATTTAGAATCAAAGCGTAATTATTACACCGCAATGATTTACGCGGGTATTATGACGCGTAATGAAGTACGTGCTTTAGAAGAAATGAATCCTATTGATGGATTAGATGAAATATTACAACCAGTAAACATGCAAGCTTTATCCTTAGTGTTAAAGCAAAATGAAAATCCTGAAAATAGTAAAGTATAATGAATATGAAACTAGAATTAAATAAAGCAGTAGTTCGTGAAGCCGTTATTCGTGCTTTATCCGAAGAAAACATAAAAAACCGCGAAGCGGAATTTGTTATTTCTACTGAAGCTATTGATACCTATGGAACGGTATTTAAAATGAGTGGGTGGGATTTAAAAAGATATGAAGCTAATCCAGTAGTTTTTTATGCGCATCGTTCTTATTCTGACAATCCTGATATGTTAATTGGAACATCTTCTGTTTTTACAGATGGTGATCAGTTAATTGGTAGAATTCGTTTTGAAGATGCAGATACAAATCCAATTGCTGAAAAGGTTTGGAAAAAAGTACAAGCGGGAACATTACGTATGGCTTCTATTGGTGCAAATCCAAAACGTGGTCATTGGGGTGATGAAAAGTTAGGGGAAGATAAAGATGTGATTTATTTTGATGAACAAGAATTGTTAGAATGGTCCATTGTTCCTATTGGTTCTAATCCTGATGCTTTAAAACGTGAAGCACAAACATTAGAAGAAATTCGTGCGGAAATGATTAAAGGTATTGAGGTTGTAACACCTGAAAACCTTTCGTTTCACAACAGAAATTTAAGAGAAAAAGAGTTTGAATTGTTGAATAATAAATAAATCCGGTTAAAATGAAAAAAAGTGATGCTTTAAAGCAACAACGCCATGCAGCAAACGAATTGCAGTTAGCGTTAATTAACAAGGCAAAGGCTGAAAACAGAGATTTCACCGATGCTGAAAATGGGGAATTTGATACGCGTAAAGCTGACATGGAAGCTTTAGACACGCAAATCAATAGAGCCTTAGAAATGGAAGCTGTGGAAGCTAGAGCAGCTGCTACATCTGCAACATTCGTTCCTGGTAACGATGGTGAGCAAAAAGAAAAAGAGAACATGCAAAAGCGTTTCTCAATCAGTAAAGCTTTAAGAGAAGCTAACCCAGCAATGGGTGGTGGTAAACTTACAGGTTTAGAAAAAGAAATCCATGAAATGGGTATTGAAGAAAGTAGAAATGCGGGTGTTTCAACTCCTGCTGATACGGTATTCTCTTTACCATTATCTATGTTGCGTGCTACTCAACAAACAGTAACACAAGATTCGGGTTCTTATGGTGGTGCATTAGTGCAAAATCAAGCGCCTAGAATGGTGGAGCCTTTAAGACCACGTTTGGTTTTTGAAGATTTAGGTGCAACGTTCTTAACTGGTTTAACCGGTGGAAATATTCCTTTAGTAGTAGGTAACGATTTTGCAATGGAATTCCTTGCAGAAGGTGCTGCAATTACACCACAAAAGAAAACATTTGCTGGTCCTACTTTAGCGCCTAAACGTGCGGGTGGTGCGGTTGATATTTCTAACCAATTATTGTTACAATCATCTTTAGATGTAGAAACAATGATTATGAATGGTTTAAGCAATGGTTTTGCGCAATTATTACATGCGGCATGTATTAATGGTGCGGGTGGTGTTGCTCCTACAGGTTTATTATCTGTTTCAGGTGTAAATGTATCTACTCAATCAGGATCAGGTGCTTCTACTTGGGCAAGAATTGTGGAATTACAAGCATTAATTGAAGAAGATAATGCTACAGAGCAATCTTTAGGATATTTATTACATCCTAAATTAAAAGCGGCTTTAAAACAAATCACTAAAGATGCTGGATCAGGTCGTTTCTTATATGAAGGTGGTTTAATTGATGGTGTTAAAGCGGTTTCTTCTTCTTTAGTTCCGGTTTTAGATGCTTCAGGAACTGCTGTTTATCCATTAATTTATGGTGATTTCTCGCAAATGACTATTGGTCAATGGGGTGCAATCAATGTGTCAATTAATCCTTATTCTGCTGATTTATCTAATTCAGTACGTTTAGTGTTAAATACACATGCTGACATGCAAATTGCTAATCCTAAAGCATTTGCTAAAAACGCATTGTTAACTGCTTAATTAAATTAAGATGGCAGATGCTAAAAATAAAGAAGGTGCTGAAAAAGCACCTTCTTCTAAAAAAGTAAAAGTAGAAGCTTTAGTAAATCTAGCAGGAACTTATGGATTAGCATGGAGTGCTGGTCAAGTTTTTGAAATTGAAGAAAAACAAGCAAACGAACTTGTTGAAGCTAAAGCGGTTGAATTAGTTAAAAAGTAATCGAAATGGTAACAGATGTACAAATAACACCCGGAACTGCTACAACAGTAGTAACCTTAGCAAAAGCTAAAAAGCATTTGCGAGTGGAAGCTGATTTTATGGATGAAGATGATTTAATCCAGGATTATATTGATGCAGCAGTAACGCAAGCAGAAAACTATATTGGCGGACATATTACTGAAAAAAATATGATCATCAAAATGACTGGTTTTGATAATCCGTTGGTGTTTGAAGCATTTCCTTTGAAAGAAGTTACATCTGTAAAATATTTTGAACAAGGTGTAGAAGATGAAGTTACTATGGATGCGGTAAATTATTCGCTAACTGCTGAAACCAGTAAGCGTTTTGCTTTGCGTTTTAAAACTGATTTGCCTACAGTTCAATATAGATTTGATGCAGTAACTGCTACTATTAAGGTAGGAATGACTGCAATCGATAAACCTATTTCGCAAGCTGTTTTATTAATGGTTGCTGATATGTATGAACGTAGAGAAGATAGAGCAGAAGTAATGTCTACTGCTGCAATGTCTTTGCTTCGAACTTATAAAAAATTCTAGTCATGGAAAATCCTTTCATCGGGCAAATGGACCGCAAAATTGAAGTTATTGAGTTAGTGAAAGTGCCTACTTCTACAGGTAGTGTTACAACTACTGAAGAAGTAATTGCGAATCCTTTTGCCTACATGAATGAGATTTCCGGTAATGAAGATGCAGAAGGTAAAATTCGCCATTTGGTAAATCGCACTTATGCAATTCGTTACAATGCTGAAATTTTAGCAAAAAGCAACGCATTAAAGGTTAAAGATGGAAATGAAACTTTCGATGTAATTCATGTAAAAGAATTAGGTAGAAAAAAGCATTTGCAACTAATGGTTAAATTGTATGTGTAATGGCTAAACCATTTGTAGAAATAACTGGGTTTCCTGAATTGGAAATGAAAATCAAAGCATTAGGCAATGATAAGGATAAGAAAAGGGAAGTTATCGGTTTGCTTAAACAAGTGGCAAATAGCACGGTTAAAGCGGCAAGGCAATCGGCACCTATTTCTAAGAAAAAACACGTAGCACGTGGGCGCATCATCCAACCTGGTAACTTAAAAAAATCTATCGGCACTATTGTAGGTAGAAAAGGAAATGCAAAAGATAACCCTACAGTATATGTAGGACCTCGTGCAAAAGGCAAACAGGATGGTTGGTATGGTCATTTCGTAGAATATGGTTTTAATGTGTACAACAAAGGGTATAAGCGAAAACGAAAAGCGGGTGCAAACAATGGTGCTGCAATTCGTAGAACTAGAGCAAATCCTTTCATGAAAAACGCATACGAACAAACAAAAGGGGTAGTAACGCAAGAATCCGAAGCTAAAGTAGCGCGTTACATACAAAAACGAATCGATAAATTAAGTAAATAATGTTTGAATTTTCAGAAATACTATTCAGTTTTTTTACACAAAATAGCACATTTGCTGCTACAATGGGATTGCGTTTATATCCTATTATAGCACCTGAAGATGTAGTTATTCCTTTTGCAACCTATAGTTTAGAAGGTAGAGAAATCGAAAGTAAAGATGCTGATTTATATCGTGCTACTTTGTTTTTTTGGTTCCAGGAAAACCAATACAATGAAGCTTTGCAATTTACAGATCAGATGATTGAAATTATAAAAGCTTCAAACAATTTTGAATACGAATCTTCAACAGTAGAGTACTTAGAAGAAAACAACTCTTATGCAGGAGTAATCAACTTAATAAAATTATAAAAAATGGCAGCAGGACAAGCTTATAAAGGCAAGAACCTACGTATTAAAGTGGATGATGAAACCATCTTTCATGCTACAGAATGTTCTTTTAATTCTTCTATGTCTTTAGAAGAAATTGCTACTAAAGATACCGATGGTAACTTAGTAGTTTCAGGAAATTATACTTGGGGTGTGGCTACTAATATGTTAGTAGCAGATAAAGCAGTAGGATCTACGCAAGAAGATTTTGTTTCTTTATTAAACAAACACAAAGCGGGTACGCAAGTTGAAATCGCATTCACTACAGGAACAACTGGTGATATTATTATTACAGGAAACGCCTATATTGAATCAATTAACTTTACAGCACCTACAAGTGGTTTTGCTACGGGTGATGCATCGTTTAAAGGAAGTGGTGATTATACAGTAGGAACAGTTCCAGTATAGTATGAATATCACATTAAATAATAAAAGCTACAGCCTGAAATTCGGGCTGGGCTTTTTTAGAAAATTAGGTGAAGTGTATGGTGATACAACCTTGAACCAAACTATTGCACGTTTATCGGTATTGGATGGTATTAAAGAGGATATTCCGTATGAATTTATGGATTTAATCGAAAACCTTGTTATTGCAGCTGCAACTAATGGTGGTAAAGATTTAGTTGCAATGTTACATGTAAAAGATGTTATTTTAGAAACGGTATTTTCTAATCCCGAAGTTTTAAAAGAAATTATTGAAGGAATTGTAGCTTCAATGCCAAAACAAAACGCCGACCAGGGAAAGCAGAAAGCGCCGACAAAAATGAGCGCAAAGAAGTAACCTGGGATGAACTAGAAACAATTGCTTTAGGCGAAATAGGATTGCAAATTGATTATTTCTATTCGTTAACCTACCGACAATTTGTAAACACCTTAGATGGTTTTAGAAGAAAGCAAGAAGCCGAATCTAAAGAACGTTTAATTATCATGCGAAAAATAGCCTATGCGGCAATTTTACCACATTTAAAAGACAAAACATCCGAAACAGATTTTATGCCATTCGATTGGGAAAAAGAAACCATCGAATTCGTAAATAAAAAAACAACCGAAGAACTAAAAACGGAATTGCAAGAACAAAAAGAGTTTTGGAAAAAAATAGATTTAGCAAAAGCTAAAAACAATACATGTTAGTTCTTTTTTAAATTTGGTTAATCTTGAGAAAGCCTTTGTGTAATGCAAAGGCTTTTTTTTATTTAAAAACGGAACAAAGTTACACAACAAAATAAACACCTAAAAGTACTTTAGCTATACTAAAAAAGTAAAGCAATGGCTGGAAGTTTAGCAAGTATTAACATTAAGTTTAGCGCTGATTTAAAGCAATTTAGCACGCAAATGCAAACTGCTACGCGTGATATTGCTAAACTTGGTGATAATTTTGCTAAGGTAGGTCAAGGCTTAACGGTTGGGTTAACTGCTCCTATACTTGGTTTAGGTGGATTAGCAGTTAAAACCGCTGCCGATTTTGAAACTTTACGTACTTCATTACTTTCTTCTTTTCAAGGAAATCAAGCCGCTGCTGATAGCGCATTCAAAAGTATAGAGCAATTTGCTACTACTTCACCATATCAGGTAGAAGAAGTTTTAAACGCATTCATTAAACTTAAAAATTTAGGATTAGATCCATCTGAAGAAGCATTAACATCTTACGGTAATACGGCTAGTGCAATGGGGAAGAGCCTAGACCAAATGATTGAAGCGGTGGCTGATGCTTCTACAGGTGAATTTGAGCGTTTAAAAGAATTTGGAATCAAAGCGAAATCTGAAGGGGATAAAGTTTCTTTTACGTTCCAGGGCGTAACACAAACAGTTGGCAAAAATTCTCAGGAAATTCAAGATTATTTATTAAGCATCGGGAATGTAAATTTTGCAGGTGCAATGGATAGACAATCTGAAACCTTTAAAGGTAGATTATCTTCTTTGCAAGATACGGTTGCTTCTTTTGGTGATTCTATAGGAACTATTATTTTAGAATTCTTATCGCCAATGATTGATTCTTTACAAGAATTAGCGCAATGGTTTAAAAACTTATCACCTGAAACACAAAAAGTAATTGTAGTAGTTGCTGGATTAGCAGCGGCTATTGGTCCTTTATTATTAGGTATCGGTGGTTTAATGCAGTTAGTTCCGGTTGTGGTAGCTGGTTTTACAGCTATAAAAGCCTCTTTTACTTCTTTGACTGCTACTATGGCGGCTAATCCGTTTGGTGCTATAGCGGTGGCTTTGGGTGCTATTGTTTCGGTTGGAATTATTGCTACTTCTCGTTTTTCTGAATTAACAAACGCTACTGAAGAGTATGCTAAAATGAATAATACTGCATCGCAATCTATTGCAAAAGAAAAGGCAGAATTAGAAAAAAACCTAGCAATTGCTAAAAATGAAAAAATAAGTAAAGAAGAAAGAAAAAAAGCAATTGCAAACTTAAACGCAATTTCGCCTGAATATCTTGGTAATCTTACTTTAGAAACAATAAATACAAAAGCAGCAACTGATGCTGTAGATAAATATAATGTCGCTTTACTTACAAAAGCAAAAGTAATGGCGGCGCAAGAAAAACTTGTAGATGTTCAAAAGAAATTATTGGATTTACAATTAGGACAATTAGATGCTGTTAAACCTTCGGTATGGCAAAATTTAACTAACGCTGTTTTGTCTTATGGAAGTTCTGGTGCTATGGCGGCTAGGACTGCGCAAACAATGGCTGAAAATTTAGGAACAGAATATACTGAACTTACAAAACTTCAAAAACAATTAATTTCTTTTATTGGTGAAAATGATAAGTTTTCAGATTCTAATATTGTGGCTGCAAAATCAATTGATACAGTTGCTTCTGCTGCCGAAAAACTTCCTAAAGCTGGAACTATTGCTTTTTACGAAAATGAAATTTCTAAACTTCAAAAACTTCAAAAGGAAAATGTTACAACGGCGGAAAGTTATTTCAAGCTTCAAAATAAAATTGATGAATTTCAAAAGAAAATAGATGCCATTGCTTTAAAAGATATAGAGCCTATTAATATAGGTGCTATGAAATTAGAGCCATTAGATACAAAAGCATGGTTAGATAGTTGGGCGGCTGCGCAAGAAATAAGTTCAAATGCAACTTTAAGTATTAATGCAGATCAGACTGCAATGTTAGAAAATGCTACTGCATTTAATGAAGGTATTGCTTCTATTATGCAAAGTGTTGGTCAAAATTTTGCTATGGGATTTGGTGAAATGCTTGGTCAATCTATTGCGGGTGGTTTATCAATACAATCTGTTTGGACTTTGATGATAACATCTTTAGCAGATATGGCAATCCAGGTGGGAAAATTAGCAATTGGAATTGGTATTTCTGTAGGAGGAATTAAAAAAGCACTTACTTCATTAAATCCGGTTGTGGCAATTGCAGCGGGTATTGCTTTAGTTGCTTTAGGAACGTTAGCAAAATCTGCTTTATCCAATATAGCTAGTGGAGGTGGTGCTCCTGCCTTCGCTAATGGTGGTGTGGTTCCTGGAACTTCTTTATATGGTGATAAGATTTTAGCACGTGTGAATTCAGGGGAATTAATCTTAAACCAAAAACAACAAAGCAACCTTTGGGGTATGATGAATAGCGCGGGTGCTGCAACAAATATAAATTTAGAAGGCGGTTTTAGATTAGCTGGTTCTGACTTAGAATTGGTTATCGAACGTGCCGTAAATAAAAATAGTAGAAAACGATAATGAATATTACCAATATCATAGTAAAAATTATAGATAAGTTCGAGAATGATCGTAACTTAATTGAAGAGTTTACAGCTGTAGGCGCTCCAAAACTTATCTATAATGGTGCGGATGATAAATACCAGCCTATTATGGCTTCGGAATTTCAGTTTAACCTTATGGTGAACGATAAAACCGATGGTAAATTCTTTCACTTATATACAGGAAATGAAAAACGTTATTTAGTAACGGTAGAGGATCAAGATAATAACTTATTATTTGAAGGTTTTCTTCTTCCTGATTTCTATTCGGAGCCATACGATAACGGCGTTATTTTTGTCGATTTAACGGCTACTGATGGTATTGGATTACTAAAAGGTAATTACTTGCCAAATAGCTACTACAAACAAGAAACATCTGTAATTAAATTAATTGCAGAATGTTTACGTTTTACAAAATTAGATAAAAACATCGTGTTTGCTCCAGCAATAGAATCGGCTTTAACGGATTACCGTTGGGATGAAATTGCAGTAAATGGTGCAACGTATTTAGATGGTGAAATTGAAGTGCTTTTCTTAGTGGGTGAAGTAATGCCTAAACGAAAAAACGCTTATGAAATCCTTGAATTATTATTAAATAGTTTAGGATGTACTTTGTATGGTCAAGGTAATATATGGTTTATTGAAGGAATCAATCGTAAGCATCAAGAAAGCCAATTTGTATATAATTATACAACAAATGGTGTATATATTTCTTCAGAAACACTAACTAAAAACGTTATGGATTTGGTATTTTTTAAAACACCAACCGTATCAATAGTTTCACCATGGAAAACAGTTGAAATAGATTGGAATTGTGATGAAGATGGAAATTTAATTCCTGATTATGCCATTCAAGATAATACAACAGGTAATTCTATTTTGTTTGCTGCGCCAAAAGATATGTTTTCTTTTTGGAAAACAAATGGTTTGTTAAATTTTAGTTCAATTAATAGAGAATCTAAATTACGTTATATTTTAACGTCATATTTAGGACTTTCTTTTGTTGAAGGTTTTGTAAAACCATTGCATCTAGAAGTCATAAAAATTTTAAATTACGGAACAAGTCCTGCAAAGGCTGAAAATGAAACAGATTATGTTAATAATTATTTTTCAATTTTAAAGCGTAAATATTTAAAAATTTCAGATGAATATATTGATAGATCTATTGATTATAAAATTAATTTAGAATCAATATCAAGATATACAAGTGCTGGTGTTCCGGTAATAAACTCAATTGATGAAAAAGAGTTTTCAAGGTCTTATAAATATGATTTATTATGTGGATCTAATATAATAGTTTCTTCTAAGTTGCCTGAATCAGATGAAAAAAACAATCGTTTAACTTGTAAAAAAGTTACTGTTTCTTCAGATTATAACAGTTTAATTACAGTAGGTGATTATTATACTTCTAAACCCGAAACTGTTTCTGGTGATTTAGAATTAAAAGATTTGACTTATCCTCAAAATGGTTTTTTTGATTTTAAACTACATGCGCCTTTATCTGCTGATTATACGCAACCTTGGTTTTATAGTTATGTGGTTAAAAGCTTATCAGTTAAAATAACTGAATTAAAAACATGGGAAGATTTATTTACTAGAAATATTGATTTTTCTAACACAACAAGTGTTTCAATATTTCATGGTGATTCAATTGCTGATTTAACAGAAAAACAATGGCGTTTTAGACGGCCTATTTATGGCACGGCTGGTGGTTATGGTGTGGTAGCTGTTTTATCGTATGAAAATCTATTTCCATTGCAACCTTGGTTTTATCATTATTTTATTAGTTATGAATCCTTTGTAGCTATTGCTGCTAATCCTGAATTGTTTTATGTAACGTTTGATGGTAATGATATTTTAATGAATGATTTGGCTAGCGGTTCTACTGAAGCTTGGAGTTTAACTGCGGCTTTCGGTGGTAGTTATTTTTTACAAATCAATTCACAATTACTAGATCATCCTTCAGGAATTGGAGTTAATATAACTGATTTTTTAAACTTATCAGTTGGTGAATCTGAACAATATATAATTGCATATGAAACCGAAGATAACGAATGGCGTGAAAGCTGGAAACGTTTCGGACAAACAGAAAATATTCGATATGGTATAGCGATGGCTAAAATGTACCATGATGTGCAACCTGAAGCATTAGTAAAAGTAGAAGGCAGTGCAATAGGTTGTTTATTTCCTAGAGAAATTGGGCGTTTTTTATGGCGTGATATTAAAAAATTTATTCCGACTAGAATTACTATTGATTTTACCAAAGGAAGAAGTGAAGTTTTGTTGTTAGAAAATTTACACCAAATAGTTTCAGATTATGTCGATTAACAATACCATACATGTAATTTTTGTAAAAGTGCCGCAGTACATTACTACTGTAGTATATCGAATATATTGTTTTGCTGATTATTGTGAAGATGATTATTGTGATTAAAAAAGAAAAGAAATGGCAATTAAACCAATTGGAAAAATAGTTTTATACGAACCTTTAAACCAGGATAAAATAGATGCGCTTTTAGCGGGTACTGATACTATTTTATTAGAAGTTGAAAGAAGATATGTTTTAGCGGATGTACCTGAATTATTGAGTGCGGTTTTGCCTACTCAGTTTGAAGATATGACTATCGATTATATTTTGGCTTTAAAACGTTTTGTAGATGCAGCTTCTTTTATTCATGAAGAAAATGCTATGATGTGGGTGGTAAATTACAATGCAATTGATAAAGAATTCAATTTAACTACATCTTATATCAGGGATGAAAGAGATACTTCAGGAAAAATGTCAAGTATTCCAACAAATCAATTGTTACAAGCTGTTTTTATGACACCTGGGTTAAGTGGTCCGGTTCGTACTACAATTGATTTGCCATATAATGGAACTATTTCTTCTACTGATAGAGCTGCTTTGTTAGCAGTTGGAATCGAATTGGATTTGTCTATTACCGGTGCATTATTTTCGGTAAAAACACAATTAGTACCTTATCAAGTTTCTTTTTATCAGCCTTCTAGTGTGGTAACAGAAAAATATAATATTCAGTTTAATTATCAAAATCAAACTATTGAAATATGAGTATAGTTTATAGAAGTACCAAAGGATCTAAGTTAACATCTAATGAAGTAGATGGTAACTTTCAATATCTTGAAAATTTAATTGGTGGAAATGGCAATGTTTTAGTAACTCAAACTGGTTTTACATTAGTTGGTCAAAATTTAACAATCGCTTCGGGTTGGGTTTGGAAAATATTGAATAATACATACACTAATGCTTCAAGTGTGGTGGTTAGTATTCCTTTTGCATCTACCGGAAAAACACGAATTGATTTAGTAGTAGCAAATCAAAGTAATACTTTTGTTAGAGTGGCTGGTGTAGAAAGTACTTCTAATCCGGTGGCACCTTCTTTGCCTTCCAATACTATTTTGGTAACTTTTTATGAAGTTACAGATGGTGTAGTTTTAACACCTACGGAACCAATAATTGGAAGTGCCTTTAAAAAGAAATCCGAAGCATTAGGTTATGGTGATCCTGATTTATCAGGCACAAATGCAGTCATTCAATTACGCCCTGAAGGGAACAGTCGTTATGCTTTTTCTAATGCTAGTTTAATATCAATTGATGGTTTTGGATTGTCTTTAATTACAGGTAATCCCGATGCAGAAACACCTTATGATGGAAAAGATTTATTCATTGAAAATACAGGCACCACACCGTTTACTTTACTGCATGATGGACCAGGAACAGCTTCTTCTAAATTTTTCTTTACAGATGAACAAAACCTAACAATTCCAGCAGGTGAAAAAGTTTGGTTAAAATATGGTTCCACTACTAGTGAACTAATTTTTAAGAGTTGGCAAAATGAATCTGAAAGTGGTTATAAAGTAATTGCGTCAAATTTCAATAATAGTTCAATAGTTACAGGAACAACTTCGCCAACAATAATTGAAACATACACAATTCCTGCAAATACATTTACTGCAGGTGATAGAATAATTTTCACATGTAGGATATTTAAACTAGTATCAACAGGACAAACACAACATTCACATTTTATTGGTTCTGGAATAGAAGGTGCCTTTGGGATTTTTAACTCAGGAACAGGATATACATATTCTCAAATAAAAAAAGATTTTACTATTAAAAGTTCTAGTATTACACAGGGTATTGGTTTGAATGTTAATACTAATACTTCTGATGTAAATCAAAATGTAGGTGGTGTGAATAATATTAATAAAAATATAAATTGGTCAATAGCTCAACCACTTCAAATTAGAATAGTAAACGAACTTTCAACAGACCAGTCTTATGTATCGTTTTGGGAACTTTCAAGAATTAGACCTTAAATTATGAAAACATTATACCACTTATACAATGAAAATTTTGAGATTACAAACGCTCAATTTTTTGAAGAAGGGCAACAGCCTGAAAATGCAGTATTTGTTGAACAAACTATTGATTTTGTTAAGCCAAAATATAATCCAATAACAAATGAAGTTTTTGAAGCTGCTACAACAGAAGAAATAGAACAGAAAAAACAAATTGAAATTGAAAAATTAAAAGCAATGCAATTTGAAGAATTATCAACAACAGATTGGTATGTGATTAGAAAAATGGATACAGGAATAGATATTCCGCTTGAAATTATCAATCAAAGAGTAGCGATTAGAGAAAAATATGATTTATTAATTTCTGAATTATAAAAAATGGCTTTAGATTTTAAACATAAAAAAGGCGACACTTTTGAAGCTGTCAACTTTGAAGTAAAAATAAATTATACACCTTTAGATTTTACAGGCGGTGTTATTCGTATGCAATTACGCAAAGAGTATGGTGGATTGGTTGCATTGTCTTTGACTTCTGTTGCTAATGCTGGTATAACTATTACCGATGCTGTAAATGGCTTATTTAAAATAAATCAACAAATTATTGATATAGCTGCTTTTAATTATATCTATGATATTGAGTTTGATTATGATGGTTTGGTAAAGACCTATGTTGATGGAAAATTTATAATAACTAATGATGTAACAAGATGAGTGATGTAATTAATATTAATGTTGCGGAAGTATCTGAAGAAGTTGCTATAAATGTTACTCCTAACGTTATTGAAGTCAACATATCGCAAAGTTCAGGAAGTATTGGTGCAGTTGATAGTGTAAACGGACAAACAGGAATAGTTCTGTTAGATAAAACAAACATAGGTTTAGGAAATGTTGATAACACTTCCGATTTAAATAAGCCTATTTCAACAGCTACGCAATCGGCTTTAAATTTGAAATTAGAAAGT